TGGTATAGTAGGTAAAGCTATTATATTACCAAATGGTAGTAGATTTAATATTGGTATTGGTAATGTTCAGGTAGCTGATGTTATTGGTGTATCAGGTATAGCAACACAATTAGCAACAGGTTCTGTTACAGTCTCAGCCGCAGCTAATTTTGGTGTTACAGGACAAAGAGTTAATTTAACTACAGGAACAGTTAATGTTGCAGACGTAGTTGGTGTATCAGGAAACAAGCTTAATTTAGATACTAGTGATGTTACAACAATTGGAAAAGCAGTTGCTGCTGTTACGGGAAATAGGGTTAATTTAGACACAGGTTCTGTTACATTTGCATTTAAATATAGTGTTACCGGAAGTAGAGTAAATTTATCTACAGGAACAGTTAGTTTAACAGCTGATGCAAATGTTTCGACAACTGGAAACAGAATTAATTTGGATACAGGTGATGTATCTGTTGTTGCAAAAGCAAATATATCTATTACAGGAAACGCAGTTGAAATAGCTGTAGGAGATGTTACTACAAAAGCAAATGCTACAGCAATTGTTACAACCAATAGACAAAATTTATCAACAGGAACAGTGACTGTTGTTGCAAAAGCAACTACTTTAGTAACAGGAAATCAATTAAATGTTGCTGATGGGACAGTTTTAATTAAAAAATGGGATGGTATTGTACCTGGAGCTGATATGACTTGGACTCCAGTGCAAACATCATTAGGATAAGATATGTATTTTGGAGGAAGCACATTTGCCGGAGCACCATTTGCCGATCCAGGCGGTGTAAGTGTATTTGTTGCAATATCAGGAAATAGAGTTAATGTAAGTACTGGAACAGTTGGTATATCAGCTTCTGCTAGAATATTACCAGGAGGTTCTGAAATAGAGATATCAGTAGGTAATGTAACTACAAAAGTTAACCAAAGAGTTGCTGCATCTGGTGTAAGAATAAACCTTGCAACAGGTACCGTTTCTGTGATATCATGGAACCCGATAGTTCCGGGGGCAACTGGTACCTGGGTACCTATTGACCCGAATAATCCGTAGGAGAGATATATGGCATCAAGTACGTCAAGTGACTTAAAACTAGAATTAATTACCACAGGTGAAAAATCAGGAACCTGGGGTACAATTACAAATACAAACTTACAGATATTAGAACAGGCAGCATCAGGTTATTTATCATTAGCAGTGGGTGGAGCAGATGTTGCTCTATCTTTAGCTAATCACGCTACAGCAAATGGTAAAAATTTATACTTTAAATTAACAGGCACACTAACTGCTAACAGAACAGTCACAATGCCGGACTCTGCAGAAAGAGTTTTTATTGTAGAAGATGCTACAGCTAGATCGTCTAGTAACTACACTCTTACAGTTAAAACTGTATCAGGAACAGGTCTTGCATTACCTATTGGATCAACAACAGTTTTATATTCTGATGGAACAAATATTACAGGAAAATTACAAACAAAAGGATATTACACACCAACTACTACATACACTACAGTTAATGGTGACCAAGTTTTAATAGATACTTCTGGAAGTGGTATTGGTACTGCAATTACAATTAATCTACCAGCATCACCTGCAGTAGGAAATGAAGTTACATTTATAGACAGCGGTAATAACCTTGCATCTAACAACTTAACAATCGGTAGAAACAGCTCTAATATTTTAGGTAGTGGTTCAGATTTAGTAGTTTCAGCTAATGGTTCTGCATTTACTTTAGTATATGTTAATGCAACTAGAGGCTGGGTTTACAAAGATAAAATATAGGAGCTAAATAATGGCTCTTCTTGATTTCCAATTCGTACCAGGAATTGATAAACAAAATACGACAGTAGGCGCTGAACAGCGTTGGGTTGACTGTGATAATGTAAGATTTAGATATATGCTACCAGAAAAAGTTGGTGGTTGGTCTTCACTTATTACAGATACAATTGTTGGTGTTGCAAGACGTGAGTTTGCATTTGTTGATTTAGCAGGTAATAGATATGTTGCCATTGGAACAGACAAGTTTCTACTTATTTATTTTGAAGGACAGCTATATGATGTTACACCTTTAAAAACTACATTAGGTTCTTGTACTCTTGCAACAACATCAGGCTCGGCAGTTTGCTCTATTACAAAAACAAGTCATAACCTAGTAGCAGGAGATATTGTATTATTAGATAACGTAACTCTACCATCAGGTACTGGTTATTCTGATTCAGATTTTGAAGATAAATTATTTCAAGTAACAAGTGTTACAAGTTCAAGTGTATTTACAATTACACAAAGTTCTAACGCATCTGCAACTGTAACTACAGGTGGTAGTATGGATGTTAAACCTTACGAGACAGTAGGTCCAGCTGCACAATCATACGGTTATGGTTGGGGTACAGATACTTGGTCAGCAGGTAAATGGGGTGAAGCCTCTTCTGCAACAGACGTAACACTAGAACCAGGCCTATGGTCGTTAAGTAATTTTGGTCAAGTTCTTGTTGCAACAATTGCAAATGGTAAAACATTTACTTGGAATGCAGGGGCTACAGATCCTTTAACAGTAAGAGCATCAACAGCTACATCTGGTTTTGCAACTACAAATAATCCAACTGCAACAAGGGTGACATTAGTATCACCAACAACACGTCACTTAATTCATTTAGGAACTGAAACAACAATCGGTACACCATCAACACAAGATGATATGTTTATAAGATTTTCAGAACAAGAAGATATAAATGATTATACAGTAACTGCAATTAACTCTGCAGGTACACAAAGACTTCAAGATGGCACTAAAATTATAGGTGCCTTGAAAGCAAAAGAAACTATTCTAGTTTGGACAGATAATGCTTTGTACACCATGAAGTTTATTGGTGCTCCTTTTACATTTGGATTTGAACAAGTTGGAACTAACTGTGGATTGATTGGTAAAAATGCAGCTGTTGAAATAGATGGTGTAGCTTATTGGATGTCTACAAACGGTTTCTTTGCGTTCGATGGTACAGTTAAATCATTACCGTGTACTGTTGAAGATTATGTTTATGATCAAGCAGATACAACAAAAGGACAACAAGTATATGCAGGTTTAAATAATCAATACACAGAAGTAACTTGGTATTATCCATCAACAAATTCTGAATACAATGATCAATATGTTATATTTAATTATGGAGAAAGTGGACCTAGAATACCAGGAGGAGTTTGGTACATAGGCACAGAAGCTAGAACAACTTGGATTGATGCAACTGTATATCCTAATCCTATTGCAACTAAATTTAATGACAGCGCTACAGGAACCTTTCCAGTTATTGTTGGAGAATCAGGGCTCGGGCAAACTACTTTATTTGAACATGAAGTAGGTACAGATCAGGTGAACCCCGATGGTAGTACAACAACAGTCACATCGTTTATACAATCGTATGATTATGACTTACAACAAGCACAAAAAGGTCAGTCTTATTCTATAGCAGGTGATGTATTCTTAGCAGTTAGAAGATTCTTACCTGACTTTAAAGATCTTGCAGGTAATGCAAAAGTAACACTTGCAGTTAAAAGATATCCATCCGATTCACAGACAACAACAGCTTTGAGTCCATTTACAATTACTGCCTCTACAGAAAAAAAAGATACAAGAGCAAGGGGTCGGTTTGTTAATATAAAAATAGAAAATGATAGTGCGTCAGAATCTTGGAGATTTGGAACTATGAGACTAGATATACAACCGGATGGTAGAAGATAATGGCTAAAATAGTAGCAAGATTACCAGAACCAAAAGAAGAATACGATGTTTCAAACCAAAAACAAATTAACAGGTCTATTGCTATTATAGTTGAACAATTAAACTCTACATTTTTAGACGAACAAAAACAGGAGCAAGAAAGATTTTCTTGGTTTATAGGTGGCTAATATATATAAAAATTCATTAGTAGATTTAACTACCACAGATAACACTGTAATATATACAGCACCATCTGATTCTAGGGCTATAATTAAAAGTATTATAGTATCTGAAGATGCTGGATCAGGATGTGATATAACTTTTACTATAACTAATGCTGCTTCTGCGGTATTTAGTTTGTTTAAAGACAAGACAATAGCTTCAAAAACAACAACAGAGCTATTAACTCAGCCTTTAATTTTACAAGAAAATGATGTATTAAAGGCACAGGCATCAGATGCAAATGAATTACATATTATTGCATCAATATTAGAGATAAACAGAGACTAGGAGGAGTCATGGCATTTATAGAAGAAAGTGAAGTAGCATACACAATGATAAACGGTAAAAAAGTACCGGTTGTAAAATGTGAAACAGAAGTAGTATTGAGAAATACACAAACTAATCATGAGTATAATTCAGATCAAGAAGCTGAAGATGATATTGCAAACCCAGGTACTGATACACAAAGAGAGCATGTAGTTAGATCTGTAAAAATAAAAGTTGCGGCAATGCCACCATTAGGTGCAGCGTCGGACGAAGATAAGGAATAATAGTGCCACCAAATTTTTATAACCAAGGAGACCAAGCTATATATTCTGCGGGTGATTTTTTTATACCACAAGAACGATTTAGAGCTGCTCCTTATACTGTAAATAAACCAAATAATCCTGATGAGGTTCCTGCAGGTATACCTACAGTTTATCAATCACAAGGTGGTGGAGGTGGAGGTTATACTGGGGGTATATCAGATTTAACAGGAAATTTTTTTCAAACAACTGGCGACAGACAAAATAGATTAACAGAATTAAATAGATCACTAACAACTTTTCCAAGTTTTCCAGGAGCAAAAACACCGGGAGGTCTTAATGCACAACAAATGTATAACATAGCAAGCGAAGACCTTAACGATCCTTTTAATAGATCAGCAATGTCAACTACTTTTCCTACACGTACTGCTAAAGAAGTTATGGACTATGCTGATGATGCTATTCAAGATTACAGAATGCAATACGCTACAGGGCAATTAGGTCCAAGTGTTATAAGAGAAAAACCTACACTTAATAGAAAAATAAATGACATGTTTTATAGTTTACCTGGTTTTTCAAAACCACAATCAGCAGATCAAATTATAGCTGAAGGTTACACAGGTCAATCTAATATGCCTGGTATACTTGGAATGATGTTAGGTAAAATGGATAAGTATGGAAGTTTACCTACAGGTGACCAAGCGTTTATAGCAAGAAACATGGGGTACACCGGGCCAACAGTATTCGGTGCAAATGATTCTGGTTTAAATAAAGATGTATTTGGAATGAACACAAGATCTGGATTTGGTAATTATGCAGAAGCAGTTGGTGAACAAGTTGATAAACTTGGTGCATCGTTAAGTGCAGATGGCGCAATAGGTAGTAAAAAAGATTTTCAAGGTGCAACATTTAATGAAGCAACAGGAATGTTTGAAGCCGATGACGGCTCAGATTTAACACCAGAACAAGTAGCTGCATTAAACCAAAGAACTAAAATGGTAAGAGCTAAATATAATTTTTATCAAAAACAAACTGCTCAAAGAGATGCTGATAGAAAAGCTGCTGAAGAAGCAGCAGCGGCAAAAGCAGCAGCGGCAGCGGCTGCATCTAGAGCAGAATCAGCAAGACAATATGACCCTAATAAACATGGAAGCACTAATTACGGTTTAGGTAGTGATGGTCAACAATCTTATAGTGGTGATTCTATAGGAGCATCCGGTTTAGGATTTGGCGTTAGTGCAACAGGCGGCGGTCCAGTAAGTAATAGAACTGGTAGAGGAAGAACAGGATACATGAACGGCGGACTAGCAGATATGCTAGAAATATATGATTGATTATAGGATAAAAAGACAATAAAAAGGTAAGATTATGGCAATTTCAAGAATGAATATGGAAAGACAAATGCGTAATATGGGTGGCATTATGGGTCTCGAAGACCAGAGACAAGGATATTTTTTAGGTAAACTAGTTAAGAAGATAACTAAACCAATTAAAAAAATAGTTAAATCACCGTTAGGTAAAGCAGCTTTACTAGCAGGTGGTGCATATTTAGCAGGTGGTTTTATGCCTGGTGGGGGAGGACTCAGAGGAGGTTTTTCTAATTTTAGTAATTTTGGTAAAGGTATAGGTAGTTTGTTTAGAGCAGCTGGCACTAGAGGTGTTGATGACAAAGGTGGTTTTTTAAGAAGTTTAATTAGAGATAAAGAGGGTAATTTTAGTTTAGGTAGAGCAGCGCTTTCAGGCCTAGGTGCAGCTTCAATTGCAGCTCCATTCTTTATGGGTGGTGATGAAGAAGAAGTTGACGAAGGTACACCGTTTGGTATGCCTCAGCCAGACATAGAAGATATTAGAAATCAAGCTAAAGCATACTACTCAGATCCAACAAACTCTGCATTATATTTTATGCCTCCTAAGTCAGCTGTAAGAAGTTCTTTCTACGCTGCTGAAGGTGGATTAGCTAGTATACCAAGAGACGGATACAGAATAGGTGGTGGTGTGTTACAAAAAGCAGGTCAAATGATGAAAGCTGGTATAGGTAAAGTTAAATCTTTATTTGATGATGCTGATATAAGTGTTCAGATACGTGA